GCCACACTGCATGCAATAACCAAAACCTTAAACATTACATACACAAATCTTCGTACTTAGTTGTGTGCCGCCTGTGCTCGGACATATCACCAACTCTGTATAACCAGAACTTTTTAAGCCATCTAATCATCGTCCACGATTTCTCGCCAAGTCAGCCTGCGTGTTAATGCGGTATACGTTGACATCGTTTCTTTCGTCGGCAATGTCACGCTGCACAGACATACGCTGTTGTGCTAGCTGCATAGCCTGAGTAATCTTGGCCTGATCGATCTGATAATCCATTGCATCGTTTTGCATCTTGCGTTGGATTTCCATCTGATCGTTTGCTAGCTCTTGCTGACGGATCTCTACCAGCGGATCGCCCTGCTGTGCAGGCATCAACATAGGTGCAAGCTGCTCCAGTGTTTCTGCAATCTGCTGTGCAACCATAGCTTCCACTACATTTGGATCAATCTGCGGGATAGGTTCACCAGCAGCTTGTGCCTGCTCAATACCTTTTCTAAATACTTCCTGAACAATATCACGCGCAAACATTGAGACGTGATCCTGTACATGTGACTGCAACGCCAAGAAGGCTTGTGGGTTTGCTGCCAGCGCAGGTGACTGCAACAGCGCCGCGTGTACACGGATGTGTGCGCGGTGATCCTGCTGCGGGAATGCCTGCGGTGGCTTTCCCTTCATTGCTTCTGAGTTTTCTGTCGCCGGGTCTTTTGGTGCAGGTGGTTGCGGTGGCGGCAATATGCTGTCGATGTTCTTAACATCCAGCGCGTCATACATCCGGCGGTAGGCTTCATACAGATTGTGCATCTGCGGGGCAGCCTGTGCCAATTGCAGTTGTGTCTGCGCCAGTGATAAGCGCTGCGCCATAGAAAAGATCGACGGGTCAGAGACAGGAAGAATATCTACACGCCCGTCGAAATCCTGAGCCATAATCTGTGGGTCAATGTTTGCCCCAACAGGATAGGGATAAGGCATAGGATTATTAGCAAAGATCTGCGACAGCATCCTAAACTCTGACTTTTGTGCATAGTGCAGGCGCTTGTGTATGCTTGATATAACCTTTGAACCCTGCTCAATCAGGGCCACTGTTGTTCCCACGGGAGCCTGTGCGTTGACATCTGCGACTTTTGTGTCCGCAACTTGTGCAAATCGTCTGCCCGAATCAACGACCACCCCGAGTAATTGAGCCAACGTACCAGAAGGCTCCTTGTATGGGAGTGGCATAAGAGCATTGCGAATATCACCGCCGGGAACATCAAGATCGCGGAACTCGCCCGGGTTAACAGGGTCATCGCTGTTTCTAATGCGGACGCCACGCGCTTTGAAACCGCCCGGTAGGTTCGACAAAGTACCCGCATCGATAAGCTGACGTAAGATTGAAGTCGCTGCACGGCTCAAGCCCCCTATCATGTGCAACAGGCCGAAACCATAAAAGCCCAGACCCGGCAAAAACTTATAGTGTACAAAGTAATCGCGCTTGCGGCGCATCGGATCATCTTCACGATAGTTGCGTACTACCGAGAGAATTTTTCCCGAATCTGCGTCCATAGTGACAATATACGGCAGTTTGATACCTGTTGGCTCACCTGACTGATCCATGTCTTCAAACCCGTCAAGGTCAAGATCAACATGGACTTCATATAGTGTAACCAGTTCATCAGAATAACCCGGACGCAGCCCTTGAATTTCATCAGCTTTTCCACGGACTGTTGAGTCACTTTCGTCAGTTTCGCTTGGAGATAAATCAACATCTCTATATATCCCTGCAACTTGTAGCTTCCGTATGTCATTCTCTGTCATACGAAAGACGTGTGTGTAACGCTCCGCAGTGCGTATGTCAGAAGCTGCATACGGAACAACCAAATCTTCAGCAGGCACAAACTTTGACACCGCACGTTGCTTGGTTTCGTCAAAGTACACCTTCTTGAAGGTCGAACCAGTAATCGGCAAATAGAACAGCATCTGATCTGTATCCTGATCAAACTCTTCCATTATCTCGGTAATCTGGTAATTCATATAGTCCTTGACACGCTGGGCCTGATCTTCCAACTCGCGTGTCTGTGCACCCAGTATTTGTGTCTTTACAGGACCGCCCGGTGGTAACATCTCACGATACGCCTGCGCCTGAAACTGCGTTACAGCTTCCGCCAACAACGGATGAGTCACACCACTAGCACCCATAAACGGCTCGTTGCGCTCTTCATAATTAATGCCGAGCAGACCCAGCCCCTTCGCAATAGCTGTTTCCCAATCTTCACGCGACGACTTGTCTTCGTCAATCTTTGAACTAAGGTCCGAGGACAAAGAGCCAAGGTCCGAATCGTCCAAGATCTCAGCTAAGTTAGCATTGTGATCATAGACCTCAGCCTCTACTTCCATAGCCATCTCTTCTTCACCAACTAACTCAATGCCGGGCGGAAGATCTGGTAAATCCGTATTCGGTACTTGAACCTCGGTCATGGCTTGTTCAGCAGTCATGCCGGGACCGCCGGGTCCCATAGCCATGTCAACCATCTGTGGTGGTAATGCCATTAAAATGTTCCTTTGAATGTGCCGCCACGGGCTTTCATCATAACTCCGCCGTACTTCTTACCTTTGATTGTCTTGCCCGGTAATGTACCGCTGGTGTCAAACGTAACACCTGAAGACTTCTTTTTTGCCACTGGTCGCTTTGGTTTTGACTTCGGTAACACAGTTGGCGTTGTTTCTTTAGTTAGGTCTTCAAAAGCCAAAGGGTCACGCAACCTTTTTGGTTCAGCAATACCACGAAACTCTGGGTCACGGCGCTGTGCAATGCCGCGAAACTCTTTCTTCTGACGCGACTTCTTGTGACTTGTAATACGTTTTCTTGATGCCATTAGAACACCCCCTTAAATCTTTGTGGACGGGCAATGGGGCTAAAGCCCTTGACCATGCCACCGTTTGTTTTCTTAACAAGTTTAGATAGTGTCTTTGCTTGACTAGCATGCGCCTTCGATGCCTTTTCAAGTTTCTTGACTACCTTCTTAACTTTTGTTTTAGATTTTCCAGTTATCATCACAGCACTTCCCTAGCCATAGCGCCAATGCCAGATCTTACCATACCACCAGCCGCACGTCTAATGGGACGTTTTGCTGCTTCTTTGGTTACAGGGTCTGTAAAGTCAACTATACGAAGTGGTGTTGCATAATCAGTGGCTAGCTCATCCTTTTTTTGTGCTATCTCAAGTTTTGCCCGAGCTTCCAAATCAGATGCATCTCTTAATTCATTTTTTGCTGCGTTCAGTGAGTTAATAACTTTTTGACTTTCTGATTCAGCCATATTGCCATCCGTGCCAGTGCGGATGACACGCCTACGGCTGCCGTCGGGCATTTGTCTAAATTCGTTAGGATCGTTCTTTAGCTCTTCTAACCGTGCTTCTAAGTTTTCCACAATACGTCTTTTTCTATTAACCCTTGTTTCTGCTTCTTTTACCTGTTCCTGAAGCGGTGCTAGCTGTTCAGCCGCATCCGCGTCGTTTGGATCAAGGCCCCGGACAGTGAACTGTGATTTAGTATCACCTGTACCCGGATTCAAAAAGTTAATTGGGTTTGGATCTAGACTGTTGTTTCTTGACTCAACCCTACCACCAGCGTTTGAAAAACCTTTAAGGGCCTTGTCTACCGCGCTTCCGTAGTTTTTCTGAAAAGCCGGGTTTTCGGATCTGCCGGGTGCTGTAGATAGATACTTCGCATCAGGGAATATAACACCGTCCAAGCCAAGCTGTTCAGCCTGTTTGATAGCTGATCTAGTAGCAAACTCATAAAACTGTGAGTCAGCTTTTCCAGTGGCATACGGGGTTGGTGCTTGAAACCCTCTGTTTCCACCTGTATCTATCGCGTCTTTGGCTACCTTTTGTAGCTGCTGTAGAACAGCACCGTTGCCGTCTTCTCTCCTTACAGCGTCTCCAAAATCTTGGGCTGCTTGAGTTACTTCCGGCAGTATTCTATCCGCTTCATCTGTGGCGTCTGCCATCTTACCTAAAATTTCGTTACGCTGCGCGTTAACAAAGACTGATGGAGCGTGTTCAGCCACCTCTTCTATGGCTTGTAAGAATGCACTATCGGGGGTGTATATATCTTCATACCCTGTTTGTCCAACTACTTCATCCTGCACGTCGTCATATGCAGGTAGAAACTTTTTCTTATAAAAGTCAGGCCCCAGTTCTTTTTCTATGTGATCCATGACCTCTTGTTGAATTTCCAGAAAATCGGCTGTTGGTTTTAAAAGATTACCCGTGCGGAGCCTTTCATTCATTTGTGCGTTTAAAACATCAAGCAAATTTTCCGGCAAGGTTTGTACAGCTTTTACAAATTCGTCCGAGTCAAGTACAATTTTAGCTGCTGCTTTTTGTAAATATTCTGAACCGCTATCTACAATAGAAGCTCGTAGTTTTGGTATAAACTCATCAATATTATCGTTGGTAGTCCGAAAAACATCTACCACCTTGTCCATAAGTTTATCGCCACTAACGGTAGACACGCTACCACCATAACCAACTTGTGCATCAATAGACGCATACATCTGGTCTCTTGCTGCATCCAAATAGTCTTCACTTCTCTCAAAAAGATTATCGTTATCAAAATCACGAAGGTAGTTGTAAATTGCTGCAAGCACGTCATCGTTTTGCTCAAGGTCATTTACGAAAGCCATGCCGTGTTTGTATTCAGCGGTCAACCCATTATCTGTAGCTAACAAATAGGTAGGTGAAGCTTTTAGACTAGGCTCTTCCTTGAGCCGATCAGCTTCGGCTTGATATTCTTTTATCTGCTTGGTCAGTGTTTCATTACGACCCAAAATTTCTGGCTTCATAGAATCCAGCTTTAGCATTTTCTCGTGCACTTTCTCTGTGTACGGTATCTTCACACGATTTGCTGAACTATAAGCGTTGAGTCTGTCTTCTAGCGTCTTAACGTAACCAGCGCCAACTTTTGAACCACTAGAAATGTTTGACACTGCGTTTGATTGGATCTCATTTACCCACAGGTAACGTCTTCCGTTGTCGTCATCCATGATTTGGAATCTTAAATGACCATAGTAACCCGGATAGTTGTCATAGTAGCCGTGATTAACACCTCTGTCGTTTGGTCTAATCCTACCGTATCCCGGCACATCTATTGTTGGCACTGAATTACTGTACACAACAACGCCGCGCTCTTGCCCCAGTGCTCTGTCATCAGATCTATACTGTGCAGTGGTGTAAGGTAAATCATTACTAAACGGACCTTCAGTAACATCAGGCGCTAAAGGACCAGTACCACCTTCCAAGAACAGACGTTCAACGGTCTGCGGCACACGAGATTGTACCAGTGTACGCATTTCGTCTATTGTGTACTTTTCGTCCGGGTTGGCAATCAGGATATTCTCTAGCTCCGAACCAGCTATCTCACTTCTACCACCCGGTGTTTTGGTGTCATTATTGAAGTGAGCCAAATAGTCTTTTGCAGACAACTCACCGCTGGCAGAAAACTTTAGACCTTTCGGATCCAGAACTAGCTTTTCAAAGCTAGTAGCAATGGGTGAGTAATGCATCACCGTGCCACCAAACTGATCAGGCATAGAACCAATGGAAATTACATCCGTAGCGTGTAACCCCGGTGATTCATCTAGCGCACCAATACCCAACTGGACTGGTGGGTTTATTCCGTCGTTAAGTGGCTTAAAACCTGTAGACTGTGCCAAAGAAAGCGGCATCGGCGGGATAGCCTCATCACCTAAATCTACTCGTGCCGGTGCCTGTGGTGCGGCTAAGTCATCACCCTGCAACTGCTGTAAAAACGCAGCTTCATCGGCTTCATTGACTGTGTTTTCAAGTGTGATTGGGTCAAACTGGTTGTTATAAAGTGCGGCCTGTTCTGGTGTTAGTTGTTCTAGCTCTGTACCTCTACGACCAGCCATCTCGTTACTGACAGCATTAAACTGTCTCAGCAAGCGTCCTCTGACCGAATCCAACCCTTCATTTGATGTTACTTGTGGCAATAACATGTTGTCGGTAAAGAACTCATCATTTGTCAGATCAGGGAACAGGGCAGCTTCACGATATCGCGCTAGGACTTCGTCCTGCATACCCTCGACAATGTTCATGTCACCGTCAAGAAAAGCACCCTGCGTGAAAAAGTCCATGTTATCTGAAATTCTATCATGCGCGGCGATCAACTCGTCTTCAGACAACGCACCAAAACTACGGCGCTGGAAGTTCATCATAGCACCATCTACAAATGCTTCAGTTCCGATTATATCAGTTATGGTTCTAGGAACAGAGGACTCAGGTTCGCGGCTCAAGGCTTCACGCACTCTGCCGTAGATTCTTTTTGCTGCTGGCGTTGCAGCTTCGACCACCTTTTCGCCAACCGCGCCGCCGACTGCACCAATACCCGTACCAATGGCAGCGGACTTGATTGTGCCCTCTACACCTTCGCCTTCACCAGCACCATATATCCCACCTTCGATTGCACCAAGTTTCGCTGCGCCTCGGATCCCGGTGCCTATACCTGCTCTCAGTAACCCGATACCAAGACCAACGCCCGTGGGTATCGCACCTGCGATCTCGGTCCCGTATGCTGCCACTGGATTTGTCTCGCGAAACTGTTCTATGTCCTCGCGAATATCTTTGACTTCTTGTTGGTAGGTTCTGTCGCTTGCTGCGGCTCTTGCCATAGCTTCTAGTTCGTCACCAAAACCAAAAGTCAGGCCCTGACCTGCTGCTCTAAGCAGATTGCCTGCATAACTTGTACGGGGTTGTTCAGCCATTAATAATATTCTCTAGCAGGTGGGGGTGCATCGTCTTCAAACTCTTCGCCGTCCAGACTAATAAAACCGCCTTGACGAAAACGCATCAAGGCCATAGTCATACTATCACAGAAGTCATCATGGTCGCCATTAGGAAATGATGCGATCTCTTCAATGACTTCGTCAGCGAATTTTTCACCAGCAGGATACCATACTTTGCCTGATTCAAAAATAGGAGACACAATATGCATGCGGGTTGTTTTGTCCATACCCCCGCCACCGCGCTTGCGACCCGGACTGAACGTGGCAACAGGCAAATTTATCATACGCATCTCATCAGCCAGCGGCTGACCCGACGCTTTCGCCTCTATCAGCATCAACTCTGGTTCCCAATACTCATATTCTTCCTGTGCTATTGCCTTGAGTTCAGGAAAATTCCACCGCCCCTTCTTCGCATCCATCAAAATCAAATGCTGCTCACCATTTGAAT